GTTGAAAATAACATTTAAGCCTCCTCTATGTTTGTAATTTCATGTTCTTTTATTTCAAGATCATATAGATCTAGATATTGTGCCATTAATCTATCAACATAATCATTTTTGTCGATTGCTTCGAGGTTATTAATCTCAAAAGTTAATGTAACAGTTGATGTAAATTCTTTCATTACAAATAAGTCTCCTTTGCCATTGTGATTGCTTGAAATAGATTATCGAAAGTTTGCATATCGAAATCTGGATTTGCTTGTGGATTGACCATCTGATTATGCTCACACATAATATTATAGAGCATCATATATTGACCTTTAGCAACGTCAATGTTGAATCCTTTTTTCATTATGCTAGCTCCAAATCAGATAGGAAACATTCAACTGTCATCATTTCATATTCAATGATGTCTGTCATAATAACAGCATAGTTGTTTAGTGGTTGATAAACTACAACATGACCAGTTAGATCATCATGTATTTTTGATTTGACGTTAGAACCAAGTTTAATCATAATTTCAATAATGTTCTTACTAAAGGGACAATTTAGAGGGCTCACTTCAACCAAGGCCATGTAGATCTCAAGTTTGTTGAATATTGTAAACTTTTATCTAATCGTAGTTCTTCATCATTATTATAATGAGTGTCTGTAATAGTTTTGGCCTTACGATAGAGATTTGTGATTGCATCTTTACCGAACCAATCTTTCTCTATACAAAAACTACCTGTACATGAGTATCCATCAGTTGTTACATCATCATCTATATTAGTGAATAGTAAACGTGAGTAATGTTTGATTAGTCCTAACTCTCTGCGAGTGAGTTGAATTGTGTAAAGTTCTTCTTTCATACTATAAGGACAATTTAGAGGGCTCAGTTTGCTTTTAATACCTTTTCAAATATCTGTTGACATTCTTTTCTATCATCTTTATCATACCAGTATTGATATTGTTTTATCAATCGAGAGTATGAACCTCGATTATCATTCTTGAAATACTGCATGAATGTAGAATAGAACATCATAGAATCAATTAGATACTGTTGTTCTGTTTCGTTGAGTTCGATTTTCATGCTAATACTCCCTCTAGTGAAAGTTGAGTATCAGCAAATACCTCTTCCTCAACGTCATCTATGACTTCATTATACTCTCCATAATCACTTTCATAATCATCAAAATTCCAATCTCCATCTTTCCACATTTGAATTGCGTGTTCCTTACTTCTCGCCATGATAGTGTAAGTTCCATACTTCTCAAACTTTGTTGTGACGAAGTATCTTTTTTCTGTTACTGTTTTCATTTTAATTCTGTTCTATACTATGGGGACAATTTAGAGGGCTCATTTACTTTCCATTTGATTTTACCTAAACGATCATAAGCATTGAAACATTGTTCACACATACAATCAATTTCTGGAAATATATCTGACCAATCCTCGTATTTTGCCCAATCTTTTCCTAGCATTTCAGCACTATAAAAATAATCTAGTAATGGTTTATAGTTTCGCCCTCTCATCATAGAGGGCTCGCCATCAGTATGTTCATCATCATAGTTGCCACAAATGTCACAATATGCCATAATTAACTCCTAAAGTTAAGTGATTTGACTCCGTTGATCTCTGGTTCATTCGCAAGAGCTTCTTCTGCATCAGCAACGAGGTCATCAGTTGATAGTTTGTCAAACTCTGGATAGAATAGATCATCTAAGATTTTCTCAGATAATACTTCTTCTGCATCTGTCATATAAACTCTGTATGACTTAAATGCTTGAAAAACTAAATCGTATTCTTTTCTGGTCATAATAATTAAATGCTTACACTATAGGGACAATTTAGAGGGCTCACTTTCTATTCTTTGATATATTGAAGTTGTGATATGAGAATACCTCTCGATCTACAATCTTGAATGTACCAAATTTGTTTTCAAGTACATATCCCTCGTGGTCAACATCATGGCCTGCAATCTCGCACCCGATTGAATCCTCGACTAGAATATAATGGAATAGTTCAAGTTTGATTGACTCGATCAACTTCCATAATCGAATAACATTTACATCAACTTTGTTTGTAATTGCGATTCCCTCTTGTATCAGATCGGTAACTTCGAGTCCTTCTCGAATACAAGCATTGAGTTGTTTCTTGATATTGTTAACCACACTTGACTTAGTTGGAAACTCACATAGAGTGGCCATCTGTCTCGCAAAATTACATTTTGATCTGATTGACTCATTATCATTGTGTATCTCTGCAAGTGGTTTAATAAACTTGACTTTAGTTTTGTTAGTCACTCTTGGAATAGATGATAAGGGAACTGCAACTGCGTCTCTTAAATCTTGCTTCACATGATATAATGTATGAGGTGCAATAATAATATTTTGCTTGATTATCTTATCGAATCTATATGTAATAGTATTGGGTCGATAGATATAATCCCCACCAAATCCAATAAAATCTCCCTGATATACTTTCTTTGACTTAGGTAGATTATCAAAACAAGCATGAAGTACCTTTGCAACAAATCCAGTATGGTTCTTATCAATCTCTTTGTGAGAATGATTGATCTTGATTAACTTCTTGTTAAATACAGATTTAGTTCCAACAAAAAACTTTTTAGTTGCAGGATTAGTTCCCCATACAATCGCAGGGCTACCATCAATCTTTACTGATATGTTGCCATCTTCTGTAAACCATCTTAGAACTCTAAGATCGCCACTAAGGATAGAATCTTCTGGGTGTTCAATATGTGTGTTTGGCATAATAATAGTCTGTCACTAATAGGTACAATTTAGAGGGCTCACTTGTTGTACCACTCCTCTGATTCTAAAATAACTTCTTCTATATCCCAATCAGTTGTTGATTCGGATACAACTTCATGAGAGTTAATATCTTCAACTGCAAGTTCTTTTGCTTGCTCTTCTGATTCTGCTTCGATCTTAACAGTAAAGTTAACTTGCTCTACACATTTAACGTGATAAACTGGCATTTTAATTCTCGTATTCATCAATAGGACAATTTAGAGGGCTCATTAACTTCTTACCACGCTAATGGCTGGTTCGCCTTTGTTGAATACAGTATCAACAACTGCCTGTACTTTGCGTGATGTGGATATACCGACCTTATCATATACAGGAACACATAATAGTCCGAATGTCTTACTCTCGTCTCCTTTGCGAATGACTCGACCAATAGTCTGACTAATAGTAATGTAGTCCATACTTCTTAGAAACATTGCAGCTTCAAGTCCTTTGACATTGATACCTTCAGATAATATACTATGATGTAGAACAACAAATCTCTTACTGGAATCTTTACCCCAACTATTCAAAGTATTAAAGAACTCTTCTCTATCAACTTTCTTGCCATCAATAACTGCACCAGTTTTTGATGTAATCATTAACCAAGAATAACCACGAGATATGAGATCAACAACGAATGTTGAATGAGTCACTAGATTGATAATCTGTTTTGTTGATCTTGCACAAATCAAAATCTTATCTACATCTTGAGCATCAATCGTATCTAATACGCAATCTCTATCATGCTCGTATGCAAATCTATCATCATCAGGTAGATCAATCTTATTAATAACAACTTTGGGTGGTAAAATATAACCTTGCTTGACTAACTTAGGTGCAGGTACATTGCAAATCACTTGACCAAAAATGTCAGCATCATTCATACCAACTTTGAAAGGTGTAAGAGAATGTTTTGGTGTGGCTGTAAAGAAGTAACAACGTGAAGCATAAATTGAATAATACTCAACTGCTTCAATAAAGTTCTTCTGAACTGCATTGTGTGACTCGTCAAAATATATTGTATCTACCTCTACATCTAGTGTATCTTGTATCTTATGTAATGAGTGGTAGGTAGTAAACATAATAATATGATTAGTGCTACTGTGATACCACTTCTTGATATTATCTGACTTAGTTGTACTGTAGAAATGTGTCTCTCCACTATGAACATGAATGACATCAACACCGACATTATAGTTACCATCAAGATTCTTCTCTAGGAACTCTGAGCATAACTGATTAGCAAGTAAGATGCGAGGTGCAACGACTACAATAGTCTTACTAACTGAACTCTTGAACTGTCTCTTGACATCTTCAATCATACACATAGTCTTGCCACCACCAGTGGGAACTATGATCTGCCCTTTATCTGTCTCACTCATAGCATCAAGGGCTTCTAATTGGTGTGGTCTTAATTCAATCATCAAAAAACAATAATATAGTAATATTATACCATAGATTACTCTATCGTGCCATACAGAGGCACTCAGGTACACTATAGAAACAATTTAAAGGGCTCAGTTATTTGT